GTGTGTTGTATCTGAAAGATCCGCTTCGACTTGACGTCCTAAAGCAACACCACCAGGTGCAGTAAATGGTACGTTAGTTTGTTGACCGAATGCTACAGCTCCATCAGCTGATGCATTAGCAGTACGACCCCATGCACTTGCATAAAGTCCAGAAGCTGATGCATATTCCCCAATTGCCGCTGTACCTACACTTGTACTTTCCGCGAAATTCCCGATCGCAATACCTTGATTATTAGTACTTTGCGCTCCATTCCCGATGCTGACACTTTGTGCACCGTTTGCAGTTGCTCCATTCCCTAGGGAAATAGCTTGTGCTCCATCTGCAATTGCAGCACTAGTAACTAATGAGTCTGCATTCTTTATAGAGTCATTACCAACGCCGCTAACTAAGCCTGCAGCAAATGATAAACCAGTAACTGTAGTTCCTGTGAAATCTACTAAAGATCCGCTTGTGAATTTAGTTTCTATTTGTGAGACTGAAAGTGGTAGTGTTCCACCAGTTCCGTCTGTCAATGTTTTGAGAACAGTAGGTTGTACTGCTCCATTATCCTCGATCTTGATAAGACCAGGATATGTGTCTTTGATTTTAGTTCCTGTTAGTGTTGACATATGTTTTTATATTGTTATATTATTCGTCTTCCCAGTTTGCATCTCTGGCTTCCCATAGTGTTTCTATAAGATTCCATACATTTACAATTGGTTGTATAGCAGCTTTAGCCGCTCTTGTTGTTATTGATATTAGATTTGCTATCATATTATTCTTTCATCATTACATTTGGAAACATATCAATTCTAGTACTCCATTGGTAGTTTAGTGGGTAAGTTGTTCCTGTTGATATCTGACCATCATAGATTCCACCAACATATTCCACTGCATCGTTAGGGCTATTCGGAGAACCAGCAACGTCAAACGTAACCATTCTTCCAATGTTTGCTCCTGCTCCAACCGCTCCATATAGTCCACTGAAAGTAGTACCACTATCAGGTTTTATTGAAATATAATAGTGTTGATAATCTATGTTTACTGTTGCGGCAAATATCATTTGTAACCATCTATATGTACCAGTACCTGACGTAAAACTATTTTGTGAAGTTGCTATACGGTCGTTTGGCATTCCAGTTTCAGGATGTGAATCCCAAATTTCAGCGATGAGAGAACCATTGAATGTACCAGCATCTATAAGTACTGCAACTTCTGAAACACTACTAGCCCATACTTCTGTAAAAAATCTTCTGTTCAATGCAACATCGATTAGTGGTTGAAATCCTCCACTTGAATAGTTATTACCATTCTGTGGCATTGCAAAGTTCCATGTTTGATCAGAAGCTTGATCACTAAATCTTCTTTCTGGTTTGTATATTTGTTCGTATGAACTTCCACCTCCAGCAGCATCGATAGTTACATCAGTTCCTGTAGTTGTAAGAGTAATATTATTTCCTGCAACCAGTGTTACTGCATCTATAGTAGCATCACTTCCTGTTAGTGCAAGTTTTGAATTAGTTCCAACTTGTGAAGCGGCAAAATCGTATGTTGTATCAGTTCCTCCACCTCCAGCAGCATCAATAATTACATTGTTACCATTGTTTGTAAGAGTAATATTAGTACCTGCTTCTAAAGTAACTTGTGAGCCACCGAAATTACTATTCAATTCTATATCTACATTAGCACCATCTTGTGCAGCGTCAATAGAATATGGTTCAACAGTAACATCTAATGTATTACCTTGGGCGGTAGTATTCATTGAGATATTACCATTAGCTTGGAATGTTACTTCTTGTATTGGTGAACCATCGCTTGCTTGTAGTGTTATTACACCATCTGGTACACTTTCATCTACTCCTAAGGTATATGTTGTGTCTGTTGTTGATATACCTGTTACGGTAGCAGCAGTAAAATCCTGTGCTCCATCGTATACCATACCTGCAGTTCCCACTTTTACAGGTAAATCATTACCTAAACCATCTTGCAATCTTTTTGGAGTTGCGCTGATTGGTTGTTCGTCGTCTGTCTTGATAAGACCATCGTAGGTATTATCAATCTGTTTTCCTGTGAGTGTTCCCATTTAGTTTAGTCTAAATATATTTGATGCTTCCGTTTGTGCTGTTACTTTTACTACTCTGATTGGTAAAAACCCTGCAGTAAATGCGACAGTAACTGTTTGTCCTCCACCTGTTTCGATAGTTAGAGTGTCATCAGCCGTTATATACAATGCAGATTCTTCAAATGCTGTAGCACTTGGAGTAACTGCGTAAATGTTTTGTGGTAATGCTGTGTCTAATCTGTCTGAAGCAGCTTGGATGTAACTTGATTCTCTGTTTTGTAGTCCCATGATTTATTGTTGTATTATTTACAGTATAAGATATACTTATTAGTTCGATTGTTTTAGTTTTGCGACAGCGTCTATAATGGTCTGTCCTCCTATGTAAATTGCGGATATTGTAACCCAGTCACTACTAGTTACATTACCAAATAAGGTTAGTAATGTTGCTATAGCGAAAACCATTAGTTTTCTGCTTGAGTATCTTTCTAGAAATTTATCTATTGTTCCTTTGCTCATTGTTTTGTTTTTGTTTAGAGAAGTATTGTGATAACTTCTTTATGTTTTCTTTAGTACTCTTAGTTGAGTGGGATATTGATTCTTCCTTCTGAGTTGTCGCAGTCATCGCAGTAATTATTTAGATTTGTTCCAGGCATAGCAAGTCCCGTAAAGTAAGATGTTCCTCTTTTCGGTGCCATACCATCTTTATTGGTATATGATTGATATTCTGGATAATCTTCTTGATAAGCAACTAAAAAGTCTCTTAGTCTTTCATTGTAAAACTGTGCAGTAGAATTTACTTTGTTCATTAGAAATTGTACTTCTTCTAATGATATAGTTTCTCCAACTTCTGAAGTTCCACTCATAAGACCTTTATTAGTAGTCTTATATTTGATATGAGGCAACGCAAGATAGTAAGTATAATATACTACCATATTTGCTACATAGTCATCTAGGAGTGTCTTGTATGCTTGAGGTATAGGTGTCTGTGCAGTTACGTAATCATTTACATAAGTTTTCAAAGCGTTGTATAACTTAGTTCCTAACGTAGATTGTACGTACAGATCCTGACTTTGGATGACGAATGGATATAAGATTTCTGGATCAACATTTTGATCTATTCCTGTAAAGGATTTTAGTTTATCTTCTGTAATGAATAAGGTTGTCATATTAGTTTTCTGTTATTTCTGGTGTAATTATGTCTTGTGGAGCTCCTTCTACGTTTACTGTGTATAAGATCTCTGCTGGTTCAACTACTAATTTTACTGTTCTACCTGTTTGATTGATAATCTTCTGAAATGACTTTACCAATTTCTTTTGCATAGGTACAATAACAGTTCCCATAAAGTGGTTATATGCTGTTGTAATTTCGTCTGCGTTATTTGAGAAACCTGAAGCATCTTTTATACCTAACAAAAGAGGACTTGAGATCCTGTGACTTGTGAGTATAGATTGTGATAACCTAGTAGAAAGCGTGATATAATAATCATCATTAGCATTCTCTATTGCTTGTAGATCTGGTTCACGGCCCGGTTCCGAAAAATTCACGAAAAACTTTCCTGCGTTATCTTCTCCTGCAAATGTAGACTCGATGTCTTTCCAAATAGAGGTTTGTTCGTCGGGAGTTGGTATACCATTTTTGAAAGTCAACATCATGCTGGGAGCAAGTCCCTGCTGGAGGTTAGATCTGTGAAATCTACTAACTCTTGCATCGGTGTCGATATCATTTATGGCTCCAACATATGAAGGTAAAGGATAGTAAAATGCACCTACAGTATAATCAAAACAGTAATAAACTTGATTAGCGTCTTCACCTTTATTATCTGTTGGTGAATATGCTTTGTATGCTGTTGGTTTGTATTTTCTATACTGTGCCCAATTTGATGTGTAGTAATAATGTTCTACTTCTTCAGTTTCTTCGTCCATTGCTCCTGAACGTACGTTATTGAAAGGAAGATGATATACTTCCGCAATAGTACTTCCATCACGTGACCAAACTACATTTAGTGCGTATCCTCCGAAGAGTACATAATCTAATGAGATCTTCTCAAAGACTTCGTCGATTGTTTCTCCTTTTGTATTGATGACATCATCACCAAAATGTTTGAATCCTTCACCAGTTACAGCATCTACTTTAGCTTCTACTGCTGTGTGGTGCATTGCTGAGTTATTGAATAACTCTATTAGTAAATCTGGATAAAGGTTATTAGAACCAAAATCGATCCAATCTTTACCTTTTTTCTCTTTTATCGTTGGTAAGCTAATTGCTTCGAACGATCTTGAATTGAATGCGTATCTTTGTTGTTGCATATTATGAATTGTATATTACGTATGATTTTGCTGTGTTAGGCTCAGTTTTATATTTTACCGTTTCAGGTTCTCCACCTCTTTGCATATCATCTGTTGTTGTAGATTTTACTTTGGTTTTACCATTCTGCAATAGTGACCATTGTCCTTCATCAAAATTCTCAGTAGTCCAATCAATAGCTAATAGAGTACCCCAGATTTCATAATCATAAAATCCAGAATATAATTTGGATGCTATTTCATTACCACCACCAAAAGCCCAAGGTTGTACATTGAACTCTGAGTATCTTTCATTTGATATTTGTAACTCTATTGGTAGTAACCAACTGTCAGCACCTTCATATTCAACCTCTCGATTAGTGTATCTACTTATTAGTTGTAGTCTATATGTTACGTAACCACTAAGATCTCCATCTACAGCGATTCTAGTGTTTGAAGGTTCTCCCTCTGTTGTATCTCTAAAGTATAGCGTCATGTAGTATTTATCTAAATTTCTTTTACAATATAAGATATACTTTGAGTTGAAGTTGAAACTATTAGATATTTTCTACATATAATATACATGAAGAACTATTATATTTACCATATTGAAGGAATAAAGATTGGAGTAACAGTAAACGTTCCACATAGAATGGCAGAACAAGGATTCACTGAATGGGAACATTTAGAGACTCATACAGACATCTATGAAGTATCAGATAGAGAAATACAATTACAAAAAGAATATGGTCTCCCTGTTGACAAGGTACCTTATTGGAAGTCTGTAGAGAATAGAATGTTGGCAACTATTGCTGGTAATACACCTGAAGCTAGAGCTAGTAAAAGTAGAAAATTATTAGGAAATACACATGGAACAGCACTCAAAGGTATACCTAAAGCCGCTAAATACCGCACTAAAGAACATACTGCGGCCGCTTTAGAAGGATCATTACGTAGAATAATATGC